TGGCAACAAAGCTTATCGACAGCGACCAGCGCCAGACTGACTTCATCATCATGAGCAGGCTGATTCACGGCGTCTGTTACAGCATACCGCAGCATCGCATCACTGATGTGCTGACCAGATGGGACAGCGCAAAGCCAGCGGACTACGCGGTTGGTGATGCCTATGGCGGTGATGTTATCTATCCCTGCTACTCACTGGTTGACCATGCAGACTCGGCAACAGTAGAGCGGCACCCCGACAATGAGCAACGTACAGAACGCCGCAGGGCGTGGAGGCTTGCGTGAGTAAAGAGCCGCGTGTGTATGGATCACGATGGGATAAAGCGCGACTCAGGTTTCTTGAGCATAAGCCACTGTGTGTTATGTGTGAGCAGCAGGGGCGCGTATCACCCGCCTCGGTCGTTGACCACATTGAGCCGCACAAGCTCAAGGATGCAATCAAATCAGGCAACCGCGATGCAATAGCCAAAGCACAAAAGCTTTTCTGGGATACCGCCAACTGGCAGCCACTGTGCAAGCCGCATCACGACTCAACCAAACAGAGAATGGAGAAGAGCGGCACGGTCATTGGCTGCGATGCCAACGGCTATCCACTCGATCCCGCGTCTCACTGGAGTAAGTAATGAAAGACCTTGAGATTGAATATCGTGATGGAAAGTTTGTTCATGTGGTAGTCGATGGTGTTGAGATGAAACATATCACCGCGATTCAGTTCTCACACGAAGTGGGTGAGACCTTGCCAACCCTCTCGCTATCAGGACACATAATGAGCGGCCCCCATAAGTCAGGCAAAGAGCTTGAGCAGGTAAACAAGTAACCAAGTGAAACCATTTCACCTGCAATCATGGCAAATGAGAACGAATCTCATCAAAGGCAGGGGGGAGGTCAAAACTTCAAAGCGATCACCCCAAATGACCGCCGCCAGTGGTTTTTGTGCACAACCGCGAAATGAAAACTTTTTTTCTGGGAGGTTCCGATGGCAGGACGACGCCCGAAACCGACCCACCTTAAAGTGGTAACCGGCAATCCGGGCAAACGCAAAATCAACGATAAAGAACCCACTCCGGCGAGAGAAATTCCAAGCCCACCCGAGCACCTATCTGACTGGGGAAAGGTGGCGTGGGGTAAGCTGACTGTGCTGCTCGACGGCATGGGGATTTTGACTGTCGCCGATACTCTGGCGCTGGAGCGTCTCTGCGATCTGTATGCGACAATTTTACGATTGCGTCAGCAGATTGATATTGAAGGCAACACCTACACCACGAAAACCCAAATGGGAGACTTCCTTATTAAGGGGCATCCCGCCGTAGGGCAGCTTGCTGATGTGGATCGCCGTTTCAAAAGCTATCTGGTTGAATTCGGTCTCACTCCGGCCGCCAGAACGAAGGTGAAAGTTGATGGTGGAGAAGAAGAAGACCCGCTCAGCCAGTTCTTCGGTTGACCCTGCAACCCGATACGCAATGGATGTGGATTCCGGTAAAGAAATCGCCGGACCGGACATACGAAATTCCTGCAAACGGCACCTTCAGGATCTGGAATCCTGTCATGCTCGCGGGCTGACATGGGATGTTGCAGCGGCGCAACGTGCCATCGACTTTTTCTCTAAGGTTCTGAAGCTTAACGGCGGCGAGCATGAAGGCAAGCCTTTCAACTTGTTACCCTGGCAGTGTTTCATCGTCGGCTCAATATTCGGCTGGAAAAACTCAGACGATTACCGGCGTTTCCGCATGGTGTACGTCGAATCGGGTAAAGGATCGGGGAAGTCACCCCTTGCAGCAGGAATAGCGCTTTACTGCCTTGTGGCTGACAAAGAACCCCGCGCAGAAGTCTATGCCGCGGCTACGAAAAAAGACCAGGCCATGATCCTGTTTCGTGATGCGGTGGCGATGGTGGATCAGTCACCTGCTCTGGCGCAGCGCATCAATAAATCAGGCGGCGCTGGTAAAGAATGGAACCTGGCTTTTCTGCAAGCGGGCTCCTTTTTCAGACCCATCAGTTCCGATGACGGACAGTCTGGCCCTCGACCTCACTGTGCGCTGATTGACGAGATTCACGAACATAAAAATAATCAGGTCGTCGAAATGATGCGCGCCGGCACAAAAGGTCGTCGGCAGGCGCTTATTTTTATGATCACCAACAGCGGACACGATAAAACCAGCGTCTGTTATGACTACCACGAGTATGGGAGAAAAGTTGCCGATCGCTCTGTCGAGGACGACAGTTTCTTTTCATTCATTTGCTCTCTCGATGAGGGAGAAGACCCGTTCAAGGATGAGTCCTGCTGGAAGAAAGCCAACCCCTCACTTGGCCATACCTTTTCAGATAGGTACTTGCGTGAGCAGGTCACTCAGGCTCGTGGTATGCCGTCGAAAGAGAGTATTGTTCGCCGCCTTAACTTCTGTCAGTGGGTTGATGCTGATAACCCCTGGATGAGCAGCGATGTATGGCTGGGCTGTGAGCAAGACTTTGATATTGAGGATCTCCATGGTGAAGAGTGTTACGGCGGTCTGGACCTTTCAGGAACGTGCGACCTTACGGCTCTGGCACTTTACTTCCCTTCAAGCCGTAAACTGATAGTGGAATTTTGGACGCCTAAAGATACGCTGGCTGAGAGAGCGAAAACGGACCGCGTGCCCTACGATACCTGGGAAAAACGCGGCGTTATTCATACCACGCCAGGCAAGGCCGTAAAATACGGTTTTGTTGCTGAGCGCATTTCTGAGTTGTCCGTTCTTTTTGATATCAAAGCCATAGCCTTCGATCAGTACCGCATAAAGTATCTGGAACCAGAGCTGGATTCAGCGGCTGTCTCTGTGCCTCTCATTCCTCACGGGCAGGGTTATTACAAGGCCAAGGACTCAGGCCTTTGGATGCCCCATTCCATTGAGCTTTTTGAGCAGCTACTTGATGACAGCGACATTGTTATAAAAACCAACCCATGCCTTCGCTGGAATGCTGCTTCAGCAGTCACAGAGGCAGATCAAAAGGAAAACCGAATTTTCGCCAAACGCAAGAGCTCGGGCCGTATTGACGGCGTGGTTGCATCTGCAATGGCTATCGGTGCATCCGAAGGTGAAATTACCCAAGAGGGTGATTTTGACGACTTCTTAAACAGACCGCTGAGCATGTGATGGATGAACCCAAATATTCTATAGACCTGAGAACCAATAACGGACTCTGGGCGCGTCTACAGTCATGGTTTGTAGGCGGTCAGCTTATCACCCCCGGGCAGGGATCACAGGGTGGCCCCGTGTCAGCATCCGGTCACCTCGGCAATTCAGCCGTGACCGACGAGCGTATCCTCCAGATTTCTACTGTCTGGCGCTGCGTGAGCCTGATTTCCACGCTGACCGCGTGCCTTCCCCTGGACGTTTTCGAAACTGACCGCAATGACAACCGCAGTAAGGTTGGCATGGATAACCCGCTGGCCCGCCTGCTGCGTTATGCACCTAATCAGTACATGACCGCACAGGAATTCCGCGAGTCTATGACCATGCAGCTCTGCTTCTATGGCAATGCTTATGCTCTCATCGACCGCAACGGTGCAGGTGACCCGGTCAGCCTGCTTCCGCTTCAGTCTGCCAGCATGGACCCGCGTATGGTCGGGAAATCGCTGGTTTACCGCTACCAGAAAGACGGCAGCTACGCGGATTTCAGCCATTCTGAGATTTTACACCTCAAAGGGTTAGGATTTAACGGCCTGGTGGGGCTGTCACCCATCGCGTTTGCCTGTAAATCGGCGGGCGTAGCGGTGGCCATGGAGGACAATCAGCGCGACTTCTTCGCCAACGGCGCTAAATCACCTCAGATTCTTTACTCCGACAGGTTGCTGACCAAAGAGCAGCGTGACCAGTTGGAGGGTAACTTCCGTGAAATTGCTGGCGGTCCGGTTGAAAAGCGCCTGTGGATACTGGAATCAAACCTCAAAAACTCGCCGATAGGGGTTACGCCACAGGATGCTGAAATGATGGCGTCCCGCAAGTTTCAGGTCAGCGAACTGGCCCGCTTCTTTGGCGTACCGGCGCATCTTGTTAACGATGTTGAAAAGTCAACAAGCTGGGGAACCGGCATTGAACAGCAGAATCTGGGATTCCTTCAGTACACGCTTCAGCCTTATATCTCCCGCTGGGAAAACGCTATTCAGCGCTGGCTTATCCGGCCCGATCAGGTCGGACGCTATCACGCTGAGCACAATCTTGACGGTCTTCTGCACGGCGATTCGGCTTCCCGTGCTGCATTCATGAAGGCCATGGGTGAAGCGGGACTGCGCACGATCAACGAAATGCGGCGCACTGACAACATGCCGCCGTTACCTGGCGGCGATGTGGCCATGCGGCAGGCGCAGTATGTGCCAATCACGGAATTAGGTACCAACAAAGAGCCCCGCACTGACGGGGCTTAATTTTTATGGGGGCCGTAATGGCTGAGATCGTAAAAACGCTGGCATTTGAAGAAACCGAAATCAAGTTTTCCGGTGACGGAAAGCAGGGAATTTTTGAAGGCTACGCCTCCGTGTTCAACAACACGGACTCAGACGGCGACATTATCCTGCCCGGCGCATTCAAAAACGCCCTGGCAAACCAGAGCCGCAAGGTTGCCATGTTTTTTAATCATAAAACGTGGGATTTGCCGGTGGGTAAGTGGGACAGCCTTGCCGAAGACGATAAAGGGCTTTACGTGCGAGGCCAGCTTACGCCGGGACACAGTGGCGCGACAGACCTGAAGGCGGCGATGCAACACGGCACCGTTGACGGCATGTCGGTTGGCTTTTCCGTCAACAAAGATGATTACTCGCTGGGTACCAGCGGGCGAATCTTTAAAAACATTGCGGCGCTGCGAGAAATCAGCGTCTGCACCTTTCCGGCCAACGAGCTTGCGGGCGTCTCTGCCATGAAGAGCGTGGACGGGATCGAAACCATCCGTGACGTTGAGAACTGGCTGAGGGATTCAGTCGGGCTCAGTAAGTCACAGGCAGTCGGGCTGATTGCCCGGTTTAAGTCAGCAGTTCGGAGCGAGTCCGGGGGCGACGAAAACGAAGCGCAAATTAACGCTCTGCTTCAGAGCATCCAATCCTTTCCCTCTATTTCAGGAAAATAACATGTCCGAACTCGTACAGATTCAGAAGGCTATCGAAGAGTCACAGTCTAAAATGAACCAGCTTTTCGAGGCGCAGAAGTCCGAAATCGAAAGCACCGGTAAAGTGTCAAAGCAGCTTCAGGACGACCTGGCCAAGGTTCAGGAAGAACTGACCAAATCCGGTGCCCGCCTGTTCGATCTGGAGCAGAAGCTGGCAACCGGCGCACAGAACCCTTCTCAGGAGAAATCGTTCTCTGAGCGTGCCGCTGAAGAACTGAAAAAGTCATGGAACGGCAGTAAAGGTGAGTTTCAGGCCCAGACCTTCAACAAGTCGCTGGGCAGCGATTCCGCATCAGCCGGCAGTCTTATCCAGCCAATGCAGGTGCCGGGCATCGTGACGCCGGGACTGCGCCGCCTGGTAATCCGTGACCTGCTGGCACAGGGCCGTATTTCCAGTAATTCTCTGGAATACGTTCGCGAAGAGAAGTTCACCAATTCAGCCGCATCGGTGAAGGAGAAGGCGCTGAAGCCGGAATCCGACATCACCTTCAGCAAGCAGACGGCGAACGTCAAAACCATCGCCCACTGGGTGCAGGCATCACGTCAGGTGATGGACGATGCGCCAATGCTTCAGTCCTACGTCAACAACCGCCTGATGTACGGGCTGGCGCTGGTGGAAGAAGGTCAGTTGCTTAACGGTGACGGTCAGGAAGACAACCTGACGGGCATTAATACCGTGGCAACCGCTTACGATAAATCACTGAATGCCCGTGGTGATACCCGAGCGGACATGATCGCCCACGCCATCTACCAGGTGACCGAGTCTGAGTTCAGCGCGTCAGGCATCATCCTCAACCCGCGCGACTGGCACAACATCGCATTGCTGAAAGACGGTGAAGGTCGCTATATCTTCGGCGGCCCGCAGGCGTTTACCAGCAACATCATGTGGGGCCTTCCGGTCGTGCCGACCCGCGCTCAGGTGCAGGGTACCTTTACGGTAGGCGGTTTCGACCTGGCGTCTCAGGTCTGGGATCGTATGGATGCAACCATTGAGATCAGCCGTGAAGACCGAGATAACTTCGTGAAAAACATGCTGACCATCCTGTGCGAAGAACGCCTGGCGCTGGCGCACTACCGCCCGACCGCCATCATTAAAGGCACCTTCGGATCTGGCTCATAACCGGGAGGGGCGGGGAAACCCGCCCTTGACGCCATGGCAATAAATGTTCTTGATGTGGTTCCGATTGCTGAGCTTCGCCAGCATATTGAGATGGATTCAGATGACCGCGACGCGATGATCACCCGCTACGCACAGGGCTCTCTGGATTACTGCATCCGCTTTTGTGATGATCCGCGCTGGAAAGTGGCCGCAGACCTGCCCTCTCAGGTCATTAATGCGATGTTGCTGTTCTTTTGTGACGCCTTTGAGCACAGAGGATCACAGACAGACATACAGCTGTATACCAATGAACGGGCGAATGACCTGCTATTGCAGGTGAGAAACTTTCGCGGCGTCATCGACCCGCCCGACGAGAGAGGTAGCTGATGGAGCCAGGACGACTCAGGCACCGGGTTACGGTGCAGAATTCTGTTCAGGTCAAACTCCCGTCCGGCCAGCCAAAGAATGAGTGGGTGGATATTGCTACTGGTTGCCCTGCCGAAGTAAAGGCGAAAAGCGGTCGCGAACTCATAACCGCGGGCGCAGAAAAAGCAGAAGCAACCATACGTGTATGGATGCGGTATCGCTCAGACATCACGTCAGCATCACGCCTAATCTGCACCAGTGGTCCGCTAAAGGGGCTGGTTATGGATGTATCTGGAACGCCTGTGCCAAACTCAAACGGCACTGAGCTTAAAATACTCTGTAAACAGGGGGTTAAGACATGATCGACTCCAAACTGGACTTCTCGGGCCTGCTGGATATCTCCAGCGATCTGAATGCTTTGAGTAAAGCTGAAAATGGCCGGGTTCTGCGTAATGCCACTCGTTCAGCTGCCACCATTATCAAAGATGAGGCAGTGCGAAGGGCACCTAAGCGAAGTGGGAAGCTGGCTAAAAACATCGTGGTGCTGACTCAGCGTTCGCGCAACGGTGATATTTCCTCAGGAGTACACATCCGTGGACGCAACCCTCGCACGGGCAACAGCGATAATAAGCTGAAGACCAAAGATTCCCGCAACGCCTTTTACTGGCGATTTGTCGAGCTGGGGACCTCTAAAATGGCAGCTGTGCCATTTATTCGTCCGGCATATGACGCACGGCAGGAAGAAGCGGTAAAGGTCGCTTTTGATACGGCTAACCGGGCCATCGATGAGGCGCTGACTAAATGACAGAATCATCAATCTATAAGCTGATTGGCGATCTGGCTGGCGGTCAGGTGTATCCCTATGTCGCACCATTAAATGCTCAGGGCGATCCGGCCATCACACCGCCATGGGTTGTGTTCACTGTGGTCAGTGAGGTTTTCGGTGACACACTGTGTGGCCCCGCTGAGGAAAATGGCTCACTTCAGGTGGATGTGTATGCGTCAAGCACTGATGAAGCCCGAACTCTCCGTGAATCAGTCGCCACGGCACTGGCTCCGCTGAAATACACCCAGCTCAACAAAACTAACGGTTACGAATCTGAAACCGGTCTTTTCCGGGCGACTCTGGAAATCCAGAGCATTCAGTAATCG